TACACAGACTGATCAGTTGAGCGCCAGCGCGGCGGTCCTGGGAGGCTTGCATGGCGCCTTCGACGACGCCGAAGGGCTGACGCACCACGAACACATCGAATTCCAGCTCTTTCCCATTTAGTGCGCACGTCACAGTCTTACGGACCGGCCGTTGATCGACGAACGCGCCTTGGGATTCCAAATCGGAGATGCTTACCATGTCAGACCTTAGGGATCCATAGGGCCGGGCCCGAGCGCCGGATGGTGATCGCGCTGGACACAACCGAGTTGCCTTCGAATGAGAAGGGAAAATCGGCGATGTACCCCTCGAACACGTACCAGGTGCGGGCGGCAGGAAAATCGAGATCGAAATCCCCGCTGCTGTCTTGAACGGCGGAGGGCGCGATATCCTTGCCGTCCGACCAGCCGACGGCCCACTTGATATTCGAGCTATCACCCTGGGATAGCTCGAACAGCCGAACGTGGGACGCATTGCGGGGGTCGGCGTTGATGGTCAAGGTAGCCTCGGACGGCGAACGCAGGCCACGCTTGTACGTGCGCGAATCGGTTTCATCCAGGCAGGTATCCTCGATCTCGTCGGCGGGCGAGGTACCGGGGTCGAAGTCGGTGGGACACTCGACATTCAGGACCTCGTAGATGGAGGGATCCAAAACAGTCGGCACCAGGGCGTAGACCTGGGTTCCTTGAGTCAGCACGGACATGGCAGGTTCCTTTCGGCAAAAGAAAAGCCGCGTAAAGCGGCGATCTCTGCGAGGCAAAAGGAGCCGAGGCCATGAGGCGAGGGCTACCGCGAGGCAGCGGGTTGTGGTTCAGCGTTGGCTGTTCAGCCATTCCTCCCAGGCGCTTAGGCAGCCTCGGAGCATGCGTATCAACATTTCTTGAAATTTCTTGGTCGCGGGAGACATCAGACCCTCTGCGTGATCCAGTCGCAATCGAACGAAACGCGGTAACTCTTGGTTTCCGTGCCTCTTAATTGTCCGCGCCAGCTGGTGATATAGCAGTCCAGCTCAATGGCGCTCCGGATCGCATTCGCCACGGAGCGCGCGGAAGCCGGAGTGGCCGCATAGATGTCTACCTGGATGCCCGTTTGATCGCTGTCCGGCCGGCCGCTCAGGTAGTTATAGGGACTGCCAGAGACCACCTGGAAGACCGCATAAGGGTAGACGCGCGGCGTGTCGTCGTTCTCTCCCCACGGGTAGAACCGAGGTTCCTCCCCCAGCAGCAGGCGAACAGCTGCCGACTGCTTGGCCACACGGTAGATGGGTGCGTCGCTCATTTCGAAACCAGTTTGTCCAACGATTTGCCCAGGCTGCGCCCAAACTCGGCAACCGCGGCCTGGATATTGTTTTCCAAAGCGGACCGCAGGAACGGATCGGCGGGAACATAGCTCCGTCCCGAGTTCGACCAGATGCCAATGCGGAGTGTTACCCTTCGCGCCGGCATCGGGGTTTCCCTTCGGTATGCGCCCTCTCTCGGTCGCAACGCCCACCGATATCATCAGATCTCCTGTCTGACGGTAATATCGGCTGCGAAAACGCTGCACGATGTTCTGGGCAATCTGTCGTCCCGTTTCCGGATCGTCCACCCCCTGTGCGTTCGACACCGCAGCCAGACGCACCAGCCGTGCGGCCCTGCCGAGCGCGGACCGCCCAGGTTTTTTGCGCAACTCGACAGGCAGAGAACGCATACGCTTGATGACGCCATCCAAGCCAAGTAGCGAAAACTCTACATCAGCCATCGTTCGTTCCTTCGGAACACGGCAGTGTCAAGTATTCCAGGCCGCTTTGCGGATCTGCGAGGACACCGTGAATGTTGTAGATCTGCCCGCGATGGAGAATGCGCATACTCGCATTGACTCCGGCCAACTGCCGGATCGTGATGCGAGTGGTTACCTCGGACTGCGCAGCCGACGCCGCGATAAACTCCCGGCCGCTGATCGGCTGCACGTCGGCCCACACTTGCGCGAAGTTCTCCCAGCTTCGCAGGACATCGCCAGTCTGCGAGTCCCTGCTTGATATCGGGTGCTGCAGCATCACCAGATGGCGTAGCCGGCCGGCTCGGATCATCGGGGCGTTCCATCCATGTAGTGGGCCTGCACAGGCTCGAGATCTTCGGTATCAGCCAGCGCGGCCGCCAGATCCCTGATCGATCCCGCCATCATCCGATTCGACTCGGCCTGTGCGATCAGTGCCTGGGTTAGCTCGGCCTGGCTGCGCAGCAACTGCGCGAGCAAGGATTGCTCGGGTTCGTTCATGGGCGACTCTCGCGATATTCTTGATCCAGCGCCGGCGCGCCTCGCATTGCACGCACGCCATCAGCAGCGTCGGAACACGTAACTCATGATGCCGTCGCGCCCGATCTGACTTTCGACATCGGTCGCTTCGACGCATTCAAAACCCTGCTCGGCAAACCACCACTTGATGCCACGGTCTTCGTGGTACCAGAGATGCTCGTCCTTTCTGAAATGTTTGCTGCGCAACACGTGAGCAGCGCTCTCGTACACGGGCAGTGACACGAAAACCCATTCCAGCACCTGGGCTACCGCAGCGCCTGGATCGGGAATATGCTCGAGCGCATCCCAGAACGACGCGGCGCGCACTTGGCCTGCATACAGGTCGCGGTAGAGGTCGCGAGCCTTCAACCACTCCACCCCCGCCGGATTCACGTCATAGCCTAGCGTGCTCAGACGGGCTTGCACAAATTGACCGCAGCCGATGCCGACATCCAGCAACTCGCCGGTATAGTGACGAGCGACGAGATCCACGCGAGCTTCCGTCAGCTGTCGACCGATCTCGGTACCTGCTTGGCGCTGGTAGCGCTCGAAGTATGCGGCGTCATATGGCATGTCCGCCGAACGAACGGGGTAATACCCCATGCCAACCTCAGGCAGCCAGACCAAGCCCGCCGCCGCGCGTTCCGAGAAGACCCTGTCCATCAAGCCACCTGGAAAATTTCTCGTCATGTCCGCTGATCACCTTGTTGCAGCGATGTTGAGCCGATGAGCACCTGCAATACCGGTCGGGCATCGCCCAACCGATGCGGGACAGATCCATACGCGGCGACACCAATCGGTCTGGCGCGTTGTGGGCGCCGTTGCCGCCCTGGATGATCCACGCTGGCACGCCGGCGGCGATGGCCGCCGGAACAATCCAACCGACGCCGCCCACTACCACCGCGGCACCAGCGATAGCAGCCAGAAGTGTCGAAACCGGCCATTGGCCATCGTGCAGAACGTGATCCGCTTCGGGCGCCGGAGCCATCAGCCACTCTTCACCCGGAGCTAGATCTGCTACCGACACAACGTAGTAGCCTCGCGCGCGCAGGATCCGCGCCGCCGCGGCAACATAGCTGGCCTGCGGCGCACGTGCGTCATTGCGCCATTCGCGGCGAATCGTTACCGGCCGCACGATGGCGTAGTGCCGTGGCAATGCGGGCGCCGCATAGCTGAAGTCCGGCAGGTCAAAGTCCGGCTGTACTCCCAACACGGCGTGCATCGCATCGACGATCGAACCGCGGCTAAGCTGGGCATGGCCATAGCCCACCCTCACTTCACGCGAGGCCGGCGGTGGCAGGTGCCATCGAGCTTTGCTGATCGCCAGGTTCTTTGCCTGCGTGCGCAGCGTCGTTTCCCCGCGCACACAACGCACATCCAGGTCGGCATACAACTCCGGCCACGTTGTCACGAGGTAGGCTCCAGGCAGGTGCCGCAGGAACGCGCGCTGGTATATGTTGTCCCCCAAGCCATACATGCCCCGGATCAGCAGCGGGCGCGACGCCGGACGACGAATCACTAGGGGCATCAGGCACCCCAACCAATGCGCCAGGGTGCCAACAAGGACTGCGACGCATAGGGAAGCTGGGCGACCGACGTTCCCACCACCACCTCCTCTCGATTTCCGTACAAATGCCCGACGATTAGCAGCATTGCGGAACGGAAGCTGGCATTGGCCACCATGGGCGCGCAACCGGCCGTTCCCGCCGCCACCGCGGCTTCAAGCGCGGCCTGGCTCTCGTAGACGTTCCTGTTTACGTACGCCTGAGCCTGTTCTTGAGCTGCCTCCACCAGGCGATTGATCAGCGAGTTTTCATCGTCGCCTATCACCCTCAGATGCAGCTTGGCGTCGTCAAGCGTCACGACGGGCATGCCAGGGCCTCCTGCAGCGACGCGCGTGGGAAGCAGGTCAAAGCGCTTTCCCTGGTGCAGTTCGTTATGGCGACGGTGGAAGCCAACCCCCGGGCAAAAGCCGCAAACTGAGCCGGCCAAGCATCGACGACGCCAGCATTGTCGAGACCTGCGGGGTGGTCGCCGTGCCAGTGGCTGCGGCCTCCCGTACGCTGGCAGTCGTAGCCCAGCAATAGGATGCGCTGTGCGCCCGCGTGCACGGCCAGTCCGATCGCGCCCGCACCGCTGTTCTCTCCATAATCGAACACCACATGACGTACCTCGCCGGCCTGCCGAGTGCAGCTGACCAGCACACCACGAAAGGAGCGCCGTACATCGGCAAGGTGTTTCCGCCACCAGGCACGGTCCATGGCATACAGTGCATCGGCCCATGGTGCCGCGCGGTAGGTGGTGTTAGTCACGATGACGCCTCTTGTCCCGTCTTGCGCCGCAGCGCGCCACGCGCGGACCGCTTCGCAGTCGTCTGCGGTAAGACTTGGGCCACTGGCGATGCAGACGACGTTGCGCCAGCGGCCCCCGAGGGGTCCATGTCGAGCTGGCTTCCAGCGATTCGCACCAGGCCTCTTTTGACAAGCTCGGCCGCGGTGCGGGGAGCAACTTCAAAGGCATCTCCCCGCCGCCAGCTCCGCTGGTGCTCTATCGCCTGGAGAGCGACAACTCGTACCATGGTCACCCCCATTTATGCGCCGGAAGACGGAGCCGGGCCGATGTCGCTGAAGTCTCCCTTCACGAATGATTCGGGCCGGAACACGGTGAGTGCCAGACGTTCTTCGACCAGCAGCGTCACGCGGTTGGTCACGAAGTTGTCGCGATCCTCCAGCGAGATCGAAAGATTCACGTCCTCCCGATCCCAGCCCTGGGCGCCCATGGTGAAGGCGCCTACCAAGAAGTCGCCGGCATCCATGGCAGTTGTCGTCACCACCGAGCGCCCCCACAAACCCGCCTGGGTCACGAACCGAGGGTTCGCGAAGAGGTAGGCGTTGTTAAGGTCCTTGAGCAGCTCAATGGCCGCCCAATCAATGGGAGAGAGCACGATGCCATCGGGCGGATACTCGGCGAGTTCTACCTGCAACAGCGCCAGGCGAAGCCGGTCAAGGCGGTTCTCGGCCTGGACCGTCACCCCTGGGTTGACATAGTTCGATGCCTGGGTATAGATGCCGTCGAGGTTCAGACCGACGCCCGATCCCTTCAATAGCTGCCCGTCCTCCTTCAGCTTCAGCCCATAGCGCAGCCGGCCGTCGATGTAGGACTGCAGCATCGGCACGTCGCTCAGAATCTGGCGCGTGGCACGCAGCCAGTGCGCGATGGTAACCACCGGAGCCGAGGCATCTTCGAAAGTCAGGTCGGATTCCGGCTTCAGCGCGCCCTCCGATACGGGCGCGGCATTGTTCGTGAAGCCGGTTTCCCGGACGAATTCAACGGCGTTGGATGTCGTACGGCCCCAGATCAGCAGATCCCGAATGCGCAACTGCTGATTGGGCGGGGCAATGATGCCCGGCACGCGCTGCGGAACAACGAGATCTCCAGCCGACGCCGTGTCGCTCGTGATCTGCGACTGGACGGGTGCACGGAACTTGCCGCGCGGGTTGGCCGCAAAAGCGGCGAAATCCTCGGTATCGGTGAACTGTTCACCCATGGACTTCGGGCGACCGGCGTCACCGCCCAGTTGCGATTTTGCGAGCAGTTGCTCGGCCGTGGCCAGCCGGGCCATCAGCTCACCTTGCTTGGTCAGCATATCGTCGACCTTGGCGCGGGTTTCCTGATCCATCTGGCCTCGGGCCTTGATTTCCTTGTCGGTTTGCTCGGCCAAGGCCTTGAGCTGGTCGCCAACCTGCTTGAGGCTGGCGTTGAT